GTTCTCGGAGATGCTCCGGCTCTCCTCTTGGGCCAAGCTAGACATGATGGTAATCAATAACTCACCCTTTGAATCTAAAGTCCAGATATTCTCTTTCTCAAAGTAGATTTCAACTCCGACTTCCTTCAACTTACGAACTGTTGTCAACGAATCAACTGTATTTCTTGCAAACCGACTAACTGACTTGGTAATAATGAGGTCAATTTTACCAGCCAATGCATCCTCAATCATGCTCTTAAAACCAACTCGAAGTTTAGTATTAGTGCCACTAATACCTTCATCCGAGTACATTTTGACAAACTCCCAATCGCTTCGACTTGAAATGTATTCTGTATAATACCTCATTTGAGATTCATAGCTGGTTGTTTGGTCTTCATGATCAGTTGATACCCTCGCATAACCTGCTACACGACGTTTCTTAGGTAGCGAAATGCTAGCTAACTCTGAGTTCCTAGGCGCATTTGCTTCAATAGTTATGACGTTTTTCATAAGAAGTGCTCCTTTCTAACCTTCAGTTCATATTTCCTACCTTTTATAGGAAAGACGGTAATTAAACCTACTGATGAGTCATAAATAACCTTCTTGATATTTTCGGTAACCCAATTTTTATCTGGTTTAAATCCAATTTTATCTTCAAATGTAGCTAATATCCGTTTTTCAGATAGAGTCTTACTAGGACAAGAGGATGTTCCGAACCTGTCTCTAGTGCGGCAACAGTATCTGATGGTTCGGTGTACCTTTTTGGAGTCTACTCTAGTAATCATTATTTTTCCACAATGGCTACACTCGATTAACTCTCTAAAAGTACCTTTGTGCATATGGCTTTCCTGATGCATTACCTTGTACCGACGTTCTTTTTCTTGTAGTACCACATCAAAATAAGACTTTGAAACAATGGCTTCATGAGCATCCTCTACAATATACTTATTCTTTTGCCCATTATTTCGTTTAGGATTTCGTGAAAAGGGTTCTCGGTAAGTCTTCTGTAATACCAAACGTCCAAAGTATGCTTCCTGCTTAAAGAACTCTCGGACACTAGAGACTGTGAAGGGATTTCCCAGTCGTGTCAAGACTCCTTGCTCATTTAACTTTTTAGTAATCATTGGGACATTATCTCCGTCCAAGAACCATTGAAACACCTGTCGTACAACCTTTGCTTCATCAGGCTCAATGACATAATTCTCACCATTCCAACGGTAGCCATAGATATCTTGAGGTGTATGAGGTTGACCCTGTTCAAACTTTTTCTTAATCTGCCATCTTAAGTTTTCACTGATGTTATGCGATTCTTCTTGAGCGACAGAAGCTAGGAGAGTTAACATCAACTCGCCTTCGGAACTTAGGCTATCTATCCCTTCTTTTTCAAAGGTAATTCCTATGTTCTTTTGTCTAAGTACACGCACTGTAGACAATAGGTCAACGGTGTTTCTACCGAACCTTGCAATGGATTTAGTTAAAATTCTATCAACCTTCCCCTCATCACATGCCTTTAACAAATCTTGTAACCCTTGACGGTTACTTTGTTCTTTACCGCTGATGCCTTCATCATAATAAACACCAACCAATTCCCAGTCTCGATGAGACTGAATTAATCTACTATAATAGCTGACTTGAGTGGATAACGAATGATGTAGGCGACTATCAGATACCCTCGCATATGCTGCTACACGCAACTTAGGTTTTTGCGGTGTCATCATTGGTTGAATTCGTCTAACTGTTCTCAATTTGATACACTCCTTTCGCTACTATATATCACTCTAAAGGCCTCATTTATCAAGTCTTTAGGTCGATAATCTACTAATAAATGGTTGATATTTTTCAAGCATCTTTTCCTTAAATTGCTGATGAACTTCCTCACTAATAATCCTAGATTTTAGGAGTCTATCGGCCTGTATCATGGTCAGTTGGTAAGTCATCTCATCTTGTAATTTGTCATTAGTCATAATAGCCCTCCTACCTTACTAAGTAAGGCTGAGGGCATTTTTTCCGCTTTTTAAGCAAAAAAAATAAGCCTGACAGAAAATACATTCCATCAGGCTTAACATAAGTTACTGTTTAATTGCCTTTTCCAAGGCCTGTACTGAAGCAACCAATTTCTCATCGTCAAACTTTTGTGACTCTAAGAAACGGTTGAAATCGCCATCGTCTAAGGTTAAGTGTGCTGCACCAGCTGATTGCAACTGATGAACCGTATCAATGTTACCAATTCCAAAAACTGCTCCATTAACGACTGCTACATAACCTTGTTTTCCACTTTTTGAACGAACGACAAAATTTTTCATATCCTCATCCTCTGTTTCTACTTTCTTTGATTGTTCCTTATATGGCAGTCTAAACCAGCCTACCATATAACCGACTAAGCCACCATCATGGATATCAACTAAACGCCCATCCGCATACCAGACTCGTGAGACACGTCTGGTATAACCGCCACCACCAACTTCCAGTTGGTCGTTAATGCCATTGTTGTTGTGGTCAGAATAGCCATCCACATTCTGTTCAACACCTTCAATGCTCGTGCCATCAGAGTCTGCCACACAGACACCAATATGACCAAAACTGTGACTCGGTACACGAATCACGTAAATGTCACCCGCCTGTGGGTTAACCCCTACGGCATCATAGGTGACCTGAAAGCCATTGGCTTTTGCCTTATCAAGGCAGTCAATGGCATTGGTGTAAGCCATATTCTTCCCTGTTTCCTCCTGAACGATTTTGTCAATTAGAGCCACACATTGCCCACCATAAGGATTGGTAGGCACCGTCACTTTGGTATTGACTTTCGAGAGGGCATTGGCAACAACCTTTTCTTTACTTGTCATTCTCATCCTCCTTATCTTCGTTTAACTGACGTAAGACTTGTTTAATACGATTAGGCACTGGCAATCCAATACGAGTCGCATTCTCCAATATGGACAGTCCTTCATTACTGAAGTAGAAAAAGATAACAGCTGTTCGAACTGCCCCACCTTGTTTTAAGACATGTAGGTCAATCATATGGGCAACAGCCACCAAACTGATAATCATGGCTTTTTTGAAAATCCCTTTTTTACCGATAGAACTGGAGAGGTTCTTCTCGACAATGGCTACCATAATCCCTGTCACATAGTCAATCAACATAAAAATCAAAAGGCCATAAAGAAAGCCATCGATTTCTCCAAAAATAGAACCGATGACCCCACCGATTCCTGAAAACACTAACTTATTTGTTGAAACTGCTTGATGCATATTGTCTCCTTTAAGCGGTACGTCGCCACCGATAAACTGTAATATAGGGTTGTAAATTGTTATGAGCCTGTCCACCACCAGAATTGCCTGTATTATTCCCTTGAGGATATAATGAGGCACCGCCGTCTGAAGAGTAATCTCGACGTATAGCCTGGTTTCCTGAATTGGCAGAAACATATTGTGGGTGCGAGTGCACTGGCATTTCATTGATTGTTAAAGTATGGGTTTTGCTGCCACCTGTTTTTGAAACAGTGTTAAATTCGCTTTCTGTCTCAGATACACCAACCAAAACACACCCATTCCCAAATCGCTCCCACTTCCCTCCCATAAAGGTGGAAGGATTGGCAGAACTTGTGGATTCATAAATCGTTCCAACAGGATAAAAGATATCAATTAGCTTTTTATTTCGCATGATGATGTCTCCATCAAAATAAGAAGGCTGACTACCATCCACATCAAGAACCCCTCGTGTCCATGCTTTTCCTATCCCCATCCCTGTCGGAGATAAGCCATAAACTACCTTTTCAGGACCAACCGTAAACTCAAAATCCGTTTCATAGAATAAATCTCGCAAATGACCAATGATGGTATAAGATTTAGTTTGGTCATAAGAGCCATTTAGTGTAGCTTGAAAATTCTCTTTGGTATGTTCCGTTGTCGTACTCCAGTTGGCAGCACCTCCCACATTTGTGGTTTTCGTTCCAGTCGCTAAATCAATGATATCCCACGTCATAGTGGCTCGATTTTTCTGACTATTACCTACAATCAGTGGTGCAATTTTTACTTTACGAATCACATTTAATTGATTCATTGCAGTTCCAACTCGAACCGAAGTAAAGGATAATATGGGCTTAAAATACTCAAGAAGCGTAATCTCGACTTCTTTTCTTGGACTTTGTCTTCCCCTTGAATCCGTCACAAAAGCAGAGATTTTGGCTCGCCCCACATGGTTAATACCACCTACTCCACCATTTTGTGAACTTGTTACATTCTGAAGTTGTACCCACTTGTTTCCTTCAAATTTAAACACTTCCGCTCGATAACCACTAGAAGGAATGGTTGAACCATAAATTCCTGTGGCACCATTGAAGATGACCTTGAGATTTGACTCCAATGAAGCAAAGGTATTGCCTGTAATGGCATTTTGAGCAATTGTATTTAAATCCGATAAACTGATAGAGGATAGACTGGGAACCACCGAACTCGGAAGTTGAAGAGTCACTTGGATACGAGACTCTCCGATAACCTTTCCTCCATAAACAGTTTGTACTAAAATGGTGCCAATACCAGAGGTCGCATTTGGGATTTGAGGAGCTAATTTCGCAACTTCAGGTGTCCAACTACAAGAAGTAGTTGCACCTGTTGCGACCACTCCACTCAAACTACCAAATTGCCACGAAACATGATGGGTAAAGTCAGCACTTGCACGATTGATAGAAATGGTAATGGGAGACCCCATCATATTCCCAGAAACACTAGCTGTTGAGGACCGTGGAATATCTCGTAATCGTAAGGACTGATTACCCGTATTGAGTCGTCCAGGTGACCATCCACCACTTCCTGAAAAGGTCGCAGAAAAACCAATGGTCTTTTGACCATTGGAATTGTGAGCGATGGCGATGGTTTTATCAATGAGAAGAAGAGAAGAGTTCATGCTGTACATATCTGGTCTACCACTCCAAGAAAGAGTTTGACCATCTATGGAAACACTGGCACTACAGTTATACATCCCAAAGGTTGTTTGGCCATTTCGTAGCCACAATTGAACACGTACAGTTGAGGTATTATTGGCGGTGCTAGTTCCTGTTTCTTCTACCCTAAGTAGAAGATTGTACCCTCGGTCATTATTACTTCCATAATCTGCCATAGTCTTTCCTTTCTAAGTCTTGCTGTCGATGAAGCGACAAACCAAGTGTTTAGGATTATGCCTTGCAGCTTCCAAACGATAGTATCCAACTTGAAGCGTTTCAACGAAAATCCCATGGTGGATTTTAATCACACCAGAAGTAACGGTCATAACCGCATTCCCTGCTGACTTTATCATCATCCCTTGTGGGGTTAATTCGATGTATTCTGAATTATCTTTCTTACCAATGATGACACCATTATCTCCTGCTCGAAGATAGGTGTTCACAAATTGTAAAAGCAAGGCATTACTTTTCAAATCAGCTTCAATGGCTGCGATGCGTTGCGTGTTTGCGACAAAATCCTGATTGAATTTGGTGAGTGTTTCCTTGTTACTCTTTTCAAATTCCTTATAGGTCTTGAGCCAATCAGACACTTCACTGGCCAGTGCCCTCGCTTCCATATCCACTCGAATCGACTCCGTCTTCTCCGTTAGGATATCCAATTGTTGCTTCATAAAACTTTGGTCTGCTTTCCCATCAATTTGCTTCATCAAATCTGCTAAGGATGGACCTGGAGCGGTTGCCACATTGCCATCCTCTAATTGAACATTCCGTAACCAAACCACATCTCCTTGCGCCCATGCTCCTGAGGATAAGGTAAAGACAAAAGACCATGTTGAATTACTGGACACCTTCCAGCTAGACACCACTCGTTCCCAATTAGCTGCCAATGAAACAGGCTTTGTTCCACCTAATTCAGAGCCAATCATCATGGATACTGCTCTTGAAACTTTTAGTTCCACCGAAAAAGTCATGGTCTGTCCAATGCGTGTCCGCAAGTCAAAAAAATCTCGCTTAAAGCCACCACTTCCTGCTTTGGTACAAGTCATTTTAATCGAGATACCACTGACAGATGTACTATCTTCTACGATTTCTTTTCGCCATTCTGACTGAAGATTAGTGAAACTTGTTTCTCGCATGGCATAGTCATCAATGTAATTCCGACCACCTAAAACAGTCCCCTCAAAGAAAGAAGACCAAGTATAATCACTTGGGTTCGTTGAGGGTGTTGCGGTTGGTCGATTAACTGCCAGACCAAAATAGCGTTTTCCCTTGGGTGAGGGTGAAATGCCTTCTCCTTTTTCACTGTCCGCATACATCTTCCACGTATATAAGGTTTGACCGGTATCTCCCTTATTCCCATATACACCAATAACCACTGGTGTCGTCGACGTTTCATTTCCATCAGTGAAAACAGTTCGTTTGTAATTCCAAAGATATTTAATGGTATCCGTTAAAACAGGAATGGTTTTTGACCAACCACTCGTTGATGTGAGGACTCCTGTTTTTTGATTACTCGCCAAATAGTATTCTTCGATTTGGGAAATGCTGACACCTCTGTCTCCTTTTGGACCTGGAGTGAGTGACAGTTTAGAAAGTTGACTCTTGGTAGCTAGTTCTTCGCCTCTCACTTTTAAGAGTGGTGTATCAATTGAAATATTCCCATTGGAGTCCAATGAAAATACTGGCTTGTGACTTCCAGGAATAACAACCTTGTTGGCATTGACTTCTATCGCATTTAAATACTCAGTCAACACCTGATGAGAAACCAAATGACGCATCCAAGCAGAATTGGACACGGTTAGTTCATCTATCTTTGCTTTTTGAATAGCCGCAAAACGAACTTCTGCCGCCTCTGAGGATAAATAGTCAACTGCTGCTTGATTGCCACTACGAATTGCTTCAGTTTTCGCTCGCTCAATCCCATCTTCTACATCCTTGTTTACTCGACTCATATTGAAATCAAGTACACGACTGAGATTGGCTCGCTCCCTTTCAATCTGACGTTGAATCTTTCCATCATTGAGAGTTAAGAGCTCATTTGCGACAGATGATATGGGATTTCCTGACACCCCTTGTCCACCAAACGCGACCGTATCGTCAAATGAGACGGATGTGATTTGCTCTGTTAAGGCATCAAAGCGATAACCAACTGCTCTTTTGACCACATCAACTTGATGAAGTCTACTTTTTAGGGTCACCTCGTCCCCCAACTGCACCTCTTGCCCATCTAGTTCAAAGGCTTCAATCTCAATCACATCTGAAACCTGATCTAAATGGTCATTGCTAAATTTTGCCATCGCCCATTGTCTCAATTCTTCCTCGGTATGGAGATTATTGTTCTCATACTCCGCCTCATGCACATAAGGATATTGATGGATGAGAGGACTCTCCACCATAACCGAAAGAGTTTTCTCTTCCTTTTCACCTTCTGGCTTAAAAGTTGAGGACGCATAAATGCGAGTGACAATAGACTGACTAGAACGAGTATGCTCAAACTTTTCTAAGTTATGATGCGTTGAAATGACCACCCCACGATTCTTTCCTCGATGTTCTTTGATAGTGAATAAAAAGTTATCACGAACCAACTCTCCCTCCCAAGTTCCTAAAATGGAATGTTTCCCATCTATCAACACTTGGTAAAGTGTAGCTGTCTCTGTCGTATTAAACGACCTTTTCTTTGTAATATCACTATCAAAAGAAAAGGGTGCTATATCTCTTTTAGCTTTTGAAATCAATTGTCCAAGGGCACTTTGGCAGGTCACATTTTGATTCGAAACTGGTAGAATAGAGCGACGCATAATATCGTCCGTAATATGTTGGCAAGTCACACGAACCCTATCGTTTTCTTCAATTGGTTTCTTAATCCGAAAGAGTTGTTTATTGGCATAGGGAACTGGACATAGTATCAATTTATCTGTCACTAACTCTTTATAGATGCCTGAATCCGTAATCGGATAATCAAATTGAAGCGTAAAATCACCATTCAACGTTTCTTCAACTTCCGCACTCAAGGTTTCATGAAGGGGAAGTCCGTTCCATTTTGGAGTTTTAGTTTGTTCATCTAATAAGAATAACATCAAGCCCACCCCCATAATATTTCAATGTGAAGACTGGTAATTCCTGTGCCAAGCACCACACCAACTTTCTTGTCTCTTTGATTGGCATCAAGTGTGATAAAATCTCCCGACCAATGGACTAACTCTCCACTTTCTGTCAAAAAACTTGGATGATGTGGGTCATTGTCCATAACCAAAGTTTTGTTTAGTTGTTCCAAACCAATGACCTGTTTACCGATAGTGAAACTTGTCTCACCTGTTGAACTACCTTTAATGGTAATTTGGGGATAAGCTAGTGCTGAACCAAGTAGGGGAATTGTCCCATTCTTCGTTAAGGTATACTCACTAACTTCCTTAAAATATCGAGTAGGATGACAAAGGAAAGTGACCTCTAGGGTGAATACTCCTAAATTATCTTGAACAATATCAAAGCTATCTACTTTATAACACCAGTACCTTGTGGTTTTCATACGCTCACTTTCAAGCCAAAAACCTTCATGAGTTAAAAGAGCAGAAAATTCATTAATCTGTTCTTCAGTTGCACCAATAAGGTGAATACGATAAGCTTTCTCAATCACTTTTCGGTGCTTATTGGTCAAAACCAATCCACCACTCAAACCGTCATGTTCTTGCAGTTTGCTTTTAGAAGTCGGAATATAAAAACTTGGTCTATCTTCCACGAGTATCTTGTAAGGGAATGAGGCAGTTGATAAACCATCTATGATTAATGCATTATGTTGGATCACAACCTCACCCCTCTCAATGATTGTATTCGAGTTAACTCGTCATGAATTCTTTCTGCTACTTGATTGGCTAGTCGTTTGATATCGGCTTCTTCTCTTATCACTACATCTGTAATGGAAACATTGATGACATTGCCACCAGTTCCCATGGTTGATGCGATTCCTTCACCGATTGCCGCAAGATTCTGTTTGGTTAAAGGCAAGACAGCCTCTTTTCCAGCTTCACCACCAACCATCAGTTGTTTCCCATTCATGCCAAAGGCTGTCGGTTTCGTTAGAATCCCTCCCTTGGCATACCAAGCAATCGAAATCTTAGGTAGTCCCCCCTTCAACCAATCAAGCGGATTGGCAGACCCACTCACAGAAAAGTGAGGTAAAGGAATATGTGGCCATGAAATCTTAAAGTTAAACAGATTCTTGATGGCATTAATGGCAGAAGATACAACATTTTTTGCACCATTAATGGCATTTGAAATAGAATTCTTGATACCATTCCAGACACTTGAAACAGTGGAGCTAATACCACTGAGAATACTAGAAATGGTCTGTTGAATGCCAGACCAGCCACTGGATACAAAAGAAACAATTGAAGAAATCACTGACGAAATGACGGATTTTATCGTGTTCCAAATAGAAGACACGATTCCAGAAATAGCGGTTAAAACATTACTAATGGTGCCTTTAATTCCATTCCAGGTATTGGAAATAAACTGACCTATGGCAGACAATATCGTTGTCACAATTTGTTGAATAGCTTGCCAAACTCTCTGAAGAACTCCCTTGATCGTCTCCCATGCGCCAGACCAGTCACCAGTTATGACCTGCATAATAGCTTTGATGATTCCTAAAACAACATTGATAGCTGTTTCGACAACTGTTTTGATGATGTCCCAAGCCGTGGTGATGATTAACTGAATATTTGCCCAAGCAGCTTCAAGATAGGGGCCAATCAAAGACATGACCGTCTGAATAACTGTAGAAATGGCATTCCAGACCGTTTCACCTGCTGCTTGTATAAGGGCTTGATTTTCTGTCCACCAAGTGGTAAGAGTTCCCCAAATCGTCATGATAAAAGTAGAAATCTCTTGGATAATAACTGAAATAAAAGCATAGATGGCATTCCAGATTTCAATGACTGCTGTCCGAAAACCTTCATTGTTTTGCCACAGTTCTTGAATCCCAACGACTAATAGGGCAATCACTGCTATGATGCCTAGAACTGTTCCAACAATCGGAGCTGACGCAACGACCAATCCGCCAATGGTCGTTCCCATGGCGACTGCTGCAGCTTGAAGAGCTAAGATGACCGGTAATAACAACCCAGCAACTGTTATCAAACCACCCATAATAACAATAAAAGTTTGAATAGGTCCAGGTAGATTGCTGAACCAATTAGCGACAGCTTGTAGTAATTGAGCCAATAATTCTAAGACTGGTGCTAGAGCTTCAGCTAAAACACCACCAACCTCTGCCATGGCAGCTTTAGCAGTATTTTGTGCAGTCGTAAATTTATCAATCGGATCAAGTGTTGCTTCATAAGTTGACGTCACAACTCCTAAAGCATTCTTAGCAGTTCCTGATAAATCATTAAATGAAAAAGCACCACGCTTAATGGCATCGACCATTCGTGGCGCAGCTTTTGAACCAAAAACTTCTGAAGCGAGTGTCAGACTCTCTGTCTCATTTGTTGAATTCTTAATTTGTTCAACAGTTTTTGCCAGACCATCTTGTAAGGTTAAGCCATCCTTGGCATAATTAACAGCCGCTTTAGATAAAGTAGAAAGTGCAGCACTTGAATCGACACCAGCTTTTTCAAAGCGTCCCATTAAGGCGACACCCTCGTCAAAGGATAACCCAAGTGACTTAATTTGAGGAGCACCAGATACGACCTTACTCATTAGATCCTGAACACCAACCCCAGTTTGTTGGGAAGTAAAAGTGACCGTATCAAGTACCATGGCGAGGTCTTTAGACTCAAGGCTATAGGCTTCAATAGCCTGTTTGGCAGAAATAGCCGATTGCGTCACATCCGAGCCATTGATTTCAGCGTATTTGATTAACAAAGCTGAAGCCTGTGATAAAGCGTCTCCAGTTAAACCAAACTGAGTATTTAATTCCCCAACGGCACTTCCTGCAGTCGCAAAATCTGTAGGAATGGATGTGGCGAGCTCTGTCGCAATATCTTGCATCTCTTCAAGTGCCTTTCCACTTGCACCAGTCTTGGTGATGATGATATCCATCCCTTCATCAACTTCACGAAAAGCTTCAAGAGATTGTTGCCCAAATTCGATTAACTTTTGAGAGAGTTCACCCAATCGGTCTCCAAACTCCATAAGGATATCTGCTTTTAATAAACCATTGGTTTGTTCAAGGCTTGCTGCAGATTGTTGGGAGGCATTGGAAAGCCCCTCCATTTCCTGTTGGAGATTGTTATAGGCTGTCTTAGTATCGTTGAGTGTTTTCTCAAGCCGATTGGCTTCGACAGAATTCTCGCCATATTCTGATTTGGTTAGTTCTAACTGACGTTCTAAATTCGCAATTTGACGCTCAACGAGTTCAGACTGACTAGCAATTCTTCTTTGTGCTAAGGCTAATTTTTCAGACTCTGAAGCATTTGAACCAAGCTGACTCTCTTGCAAACGAAAGGTGGAATTGAGTTTCTCACTCTCTGATGCTAATTGGGCCTGTTCAGCTTCTAAACTGTTTAATTTCGAGCGGTTGCTTTCAACCGTACTTCCATGAGAATCAAGTGCTCGATTAACTCCCTCAAGTTTTGTTTCATAACCTTTTAGGACATTTTGAGTGGTCTCAACTTCACGTTGGAATGCTCGATATTGTTCTGCACCAATATCCCCACGTTGGAATTGCGCTTCAACCTGACTTTGTGCCTGACGTAAGGTTTCTAATTTTTCTTTCGTGGTCGCAATCTGTTTTGAAAGCACCTCTTGCTTTTGAGTAAGGAGAGTGACATTGCCAGTATCAAATTTCAGTGCTTTATCAATTTGTTTCAGCTCTTTAGTGGATTCCACTGATTCTTTATTTATTCCCTTTAAGGCTCGTTGTAAAGGTTGGGTGTCACCACCAATCTCAATCGTAATGCCTTTGATGTTACCAGCCATAGTTCTCCTTCCTTTCTCTAAAAGTTATCAAAATCAGCTTGGGTTGCTCGTCTAGTTTGTGGTTTGTCAGAACGCAAGGCGACATAATCCGTCTGATAATCCAGTGCCATCCCAATAGAGATGTGTTTTAAATCATCCATAGATAGTCCAGTTTCCTTGCAACAGGACAAGTAGCTTTCTACCGTGAAGATTTCTTCACTCGCTTCATCGGTTTCATCGACTTTTTTCGAGTCGACATTCCTTGATTTAACATCTCCATCAAGACTGGTCCAATCTCCTGAATCGGAAACTCTTCCATCTCTATAAAGAAAACATCAAATGCTTTCACCCGTGGATTTGCTGATTTGGCAAATACCCAAAATAGTCGATGAAAGAAGGTCATATCGAAATCAGAAAGAATGGAGACATCCATATTTTGTGCAGTTAGCTCCTCTCCTTCTTCTAACTGATTAAGTTGGTCTAAAATAGACTTGGCATTAATCATTTGAAAGAGGTCTTGAAAGTAATCTTTACCGAATTGTTCTTTATAGGCAATCGGCGTGTAAGCATTACTTGCTAGTGGGTAAACTTTCCCACAAATCGTCACCTGTTTTCTCATGTACGACTACCTCCACTTGCGACAGTTGGCTCATATACAGACTTAAACCAATTTTTCTTCACTGTTTCGGGGGTCTCTTCTGTTGTCCGACGACGAACCACCTGATCAAGTGGACGTGGACTGGCTGTGAATTTCAATTCCACTTCATTGATATCACTACCATTCTTGGTTTTTGAGCCTACTGTTGGTCGAGAGGCATAACAGTAATAGAGGACATGAAGTGTCTCCTTCTTATCCCCTTCAAAACGGAACATTAATGCGAAGTTTTTCCGAGTCGCATTGGATGATTCCGTAATCACCTTATTGGTATCATCTAGTGTTTCTCCTAACACTCGAGTTAAGAACTCTTGTGTTAAAAGGGCAACCTTCAAAGTTCCACTATAACCATCATTAGACTCAGTCGTATAAAAGTTGATATTATCCGCTTTGTAGGAACCTGAATCTCCTGTTGCTTCAAGGGTCAACTCTGCAGCACCTCTTAATCGTTCAACATTCCCATAGGTTAAGGCTCCGTCACTCCCTTCCGTTGTGACTTCTGCCCAGTGGACATCTTGTAGACCAAACGTGACTTTATTTTTTTCAGCCATATGTTCTCCTTCTTAAAATGCAAAATGAAAAGCAACCTGATAAAGTTGCTCGGTATCAATATAAGTTTCAACCTTGTCAAAAAACAAATGTTGTTCCGTCAGAAAAGTTTCAATCTTCCCTTCAACGTCGAGGTCTTTCTTCCTTGTGTAAAGTTCAAGAATGAATTGCGCGCCCTTATGGTAAACCTGATTGTCTGCCCCAAAGTTTTCTGATTGCGGACTATAATAAACCATAAAAGGCGGACTTGGACTGTGACCTTCTTCGAAGTGATGATAAGCAATCGGAAGATGTAAGGCTTTTAGCTGTTTAAAAAACTCCTTTTCACTCATAAGTTACCTCGAATCTTCTTCTCCAAAGCTTGAACTGCTTTTTGTTCAACGGGGCCAATATGAGGACGCCCGGAAACTCGACCACCATTTTGTTTGGCATAGCCATTCTCAAGTAGATGAGTTAGGCCTGGTGTCCGATTATGAATCGTTTTCGTTTTACCAGTGGACGTGCTACTCGTTTCCTTTGAAGTCCACCCTCTCACATAGCGACCACTCCGCTTGGGCGATGTAGATTTTAGAGTCGCAATCGCCTCGTCCGTTACATCATCGACGGCTTCAACTACCGTCTCTGTTGTTTGATGCAAGTATTCCTCTAGCTCCTTTTCAATAGCCCTACTCAGTTCATCAGCTCTCATGGCTCTTCCTCCACTCGACATTTGACCATTTTCTTTTCAAAAAAGACATGGTCAATTGAAAGAATATTAAACGATTTCCCTTGAAAGATGAGTTGTGTATTGGTGGTATCAAGTGAGGCGACTTCTGAATCATATCTAAGAGTGACTATCAGCTGAAGCTTTCGTTTCGTTTGACCCACTTCAAATATCTCATCACTATTTGCTTGATTCACACTAGCCCATCGTGAAAATAAATCAGTAAACTGACTTGTTTCGTTACCAATATCATCTTGAGTAATCACACGTTTCTTGAAAAGAACTCGCTGGTTTAAAGGTGCAATTTTCATTTAAAACACCTCTTTTCGCAAACCACCTAACAGATGATAGAGCGTCTCTTTCAAATCATGATGGTTAGCCTCTTCTCGATGCTCGAAAAGATAAGCTACCGCATAGAGCATTGCGGAGCGAATAAGCGGTGTATCCACCAACTCATCCACTCGCAATACGCCTTTGCAGAGTTCTTCACTCGTTTCAATCAAGACTTTTATCAAATCATCTTCCTCAGAAGTATCAACTCGTAGATAGATTTTAGCTTCTAAAAGCGTAAGCATATCTTACCCTTTCATGGTGAGCACTTTGACAGCTTCAGTAAGAACCAATTTCCCATCCACACGTTGGCTACCCAAGAATCCAACTTGACCACTAGTCGCATACAACTCGTTCAGACGTTTGAAGGAACGTCCTTGACGGTCACTAATCCAATAATGAGAGAAGTCACCGAAGGCAAGTACCTTATTCCCTGATGCGATTTCTGGGGCATAACTTGACGTATAGTAGGGGCGGTTCAAAATCATGTCGGGCACACCTGCCTGAACAGAAGGTTGCCAGATGTAATTTCCGTTGTTGTCCTTCAACTTACGCAGAGCCTTGACAGTAGAATCATTGAGAATCCAAACAGCATTTTTACGATATGGGGACTTGAGGGAATGATAGAGATCCATGACATCATCAAGCGTAATCGTATTCCCTGCTGTTGTCACTCCTTCAGTAACCGTATGGAAAACACCTGTTGGTTTACCAGAGCCATCCCCAATCAGGAATGCCTCTTCTTCTTTTGAACCAATACGGCGAGCAAATTCTTCTGCCATATAAGATTCCAAATCAAAGACAGAGTCATGAATCAACTCCTCTGAAATCTTGATAGCTGTCCCAACCTTGTAAGCACCAAGAGTCACTTGGCCAAAGGTTTCTTCACTCTCTGGGTAAGTACCATTTTCATCCATCCACGCAGCCGTACCATGACCTGTCACCACTGGAATCTTGCGCTCACCATTTGAGGTCTTGATAATGGTAGCCAAACGACGGAAGAAGTTCTCCTCTTCAAGAGCCTTAATCAAGCGGTTCTCGTATTCATCAGGTACCAAGTAACCACCTTGACCATCATTCCCAATGTTCAAGGTATTATTAACGTCAAAGAAATTCTTTTGACGCACATTTTTCCAGAATGATTGGTTGTAAACAGTTGAAGCCGTACCTGTCTTCTCATCACCACCAGCATCAGTTCGTGGTTGAGAGACAATAGCTGCGCTAGTTGCTTGTGACAGTTCACGCTCAATACGTTCTTGGCGTTCCAAACGGTCAATCTCTTTTCCAAGGTCAACCACTTCTTGTTCCAACTTATCGTAGTGTTCACTATCTTCCTGTGAAATCATGCCCTTTTCATCACGACATGAATCTAAGAAGTTCTTGGCTTTATCCCAAGCCTTGGCACGTTTTTCTCGTAGTTCTAAAATTTTGTCCATAGTATAAATGTCCTCCTAGGGTTTTAATAACTGTAGTCGTTTTTCCAAGGTGCTTACTGTAACCTTGGGTTTATCTATCAACTGTTCACACTTGGCGACCACTTGATTGGTTACTGTCTGCATTGAAAATGCATAGGCATCTTGTGACTCATCATTGTTATGAGTGCCATCGAAGATAATCTGATCCGCAAAACCTAACTCAACTGCTTTCTTTGCATTGAGCCAAGTCTCTCCATCCATGAGGTTTGAGAGTTTCTGACGACTTAGAGATGTCTTAATCTCATAAGCGTTGATAATCGACTCCTTCACTTCATTTAGAAGTTGAATAGCTTTTTCCATCTCACGTTTGTCACCACTCGCAAAAGTGGCCGGATTATGAATCATCATCATAGAGACTGGACTCATGTTTACAATTGTTCCAGCCATGGCAATGACAGATGCTGCACTAGCCGCAATGCCATCAATGTTTACGGTGACTGCTCCTTTATAATCCATTAACATGTTATAAATCTGAGCCGCCGCAAAGACATCTCCACCCGGGCTATTAATCCAAAGTGTGATATCTCCTTGTTCTGAAAGCAGTTCATCTTTAAAGAGTTGAGGAGTTACCTCATCCCCAAACCAAGATTCACTGGCAATCACACCATTTAAAAAGAGGGTTCGTTCCCCCTCATTTTTGACCCAATTCCAAAATTTACGCATCTTTGATAAAACCTCCTGCGTCTTCTAACTTGGTCATGTTGCCATTGACCAAGTAAAGGTCACCACCTTCTTCTTTTGAAAGTGGGTTCATGTCCTCTAAGCGTCTAATATCATTTGTTGATAACCAACCATTTTGACGGCCTATGGCATAGCCATTCATCCGACTCTGGTAGTCCCCTCTTAACAAACCGTCCACATTGAACTTGATAAAGTAAGTCTTCTTCTCATCAGGTAAAAGCAGAGCTTTTTGAAAGGCTTGTTCAAATCGAACTACCCAAGGATCTAGCGTGTACTTCACAAACTCCAAGGACTGTTGTTCGATATTTGAAAAGGAAGATTTCTCCAAGTCACCGACCATATGAGGTGGTATCCGATAGAGTCTTGCAATTTCATTGATTTGAAACTTACGTGTCTCTAAGAACTGGGCTTCATTGGGTGGAATCCCAATAGTCTTATAGCTCATGCCTTCTTCAAGGACAGCAACCTTATGGCTATTGTTTGTGCCTTGATAGACTTGATTCCATGACTCTCTAACCTTACTGGGGTCTTTGAGAATACCGGGATGTTCCAAAACACCTCCGGGATTCGCACCGTTCGCAAAAAATGAAGCTCCATACTCTTCAGTCGCCAAGGTCATACCAACGGCATTTTTTGCCATAGCAATCGGTGAATAACCAATTAGACCATCAAAGCCAAGGCCAGGTACATGAAGCACTTCACTCTTCTTGAGAATGATATTACCCTTGTCCTTAAAGTTTGGGTTATCCTCTTCACTCCGTTGATATACATAGTAGAGTTCACCCTTATCATCTCGCTTGACGGACACCCTGTCTGGCAACAAAGGATACAAGGCTAAGACTTGTCCTCTTCCATCACGAATAATCTGGGCATAAGCATTGCCCCAAATCAAGAGGTGACTCATGAGTGTCTCACGAAAGACAAAGGAAGTCATGTCTGGATTGGGTTCATCATGAAGTAAGTAATAAAGCTGATGATTAACATCCTGTTCCTTGCCTTCATCCGTATGCTTGTAAACATGAATGGGGAGACTGGCAATCGCCTCAGCTAAAATTCGCACACAGGCATAGACTGCCGTGGTTTGAAGAGCCGTCATTTCATTGACGTTCTTCCCTGATGTGGTTCGTCCAAAGAGGTATGAAAAATCCGACCCCTCATATGAATTGGTTGGTTTGTCTCTTGCCCTCTTTAAGCCTATCAATTCTAAGATTCCCATAGAACCTCCTTCTAAAAACTCAAAATTCCTCGTTGGTCGTAAATGCTGCCGTCATCACCTTTGTGACGGATACAACGGTCTAATCCCATAATCAATGCCACAATGCCATCAATCTTATCGACCGATTTTTCTTTGTCTGGCTTGATATTGCCAGCTGGGTCTTGTCGCATAACCACGTTTTGAGCCATCCATTTTAAAACTGGATGTCCACCGTGTGTGACTCTGCCCTCCATCATGAGTTTGTAGAGTTCCTTAGATGGTGGTGACATATCCTTATACCCTTGACCAAATGGCACAACAGTTAACCCCATGCCTTCCAAGTTCTGAACCATCTGTGTAGCATTCCAACGGTCGTAGGCTATTTCTTTGATGTTGAACTTAGTCGATAATTCCTCGATAAAACGCTCAATAAAGCCATAATGCACCACATTACCTTCGGTTGTTTTGAGATAACCTTGGCGTTCCCAAACATCATAAAGAACATGGTCACGCCTACACCTCAAAGGTAGCGTTTCTTCTGGCAACCAAAAGTAGGGCAAGACAATGTAAGATTCATCTTCCGTCCGTGGTGGAAACACTAAAACAAAGGCAGTAATGTCAGATGTACTTGATAAGTCAAGTCCTGCATAGCACTCTCTTCCTAAGAGACTTGTTTCGTCAATCGGTAGATTACCTTTATCATAGACATGTTCCGCAATCCACGTTACTGTTGAACTGGTCCACATATTCAGTCGAAGCTGCTTAAAGACATTTTCTTCAGCTGGATTATCTATGGCATTTCGATAGGCTTCACGCACTCGGTCAATCTGTATGGTGTGACCCAGTGAGGGATTTGCCTTATACCAATTTTCTTCATCCTGCCAATCCTCATCGTTAGCTAAGCCATAAACGACTGGATAGAAAGTTTCATCTTTCTTTCGTCCAGATAAAATGTCTAGTGCCTTTGTATGAAGTTCATAACAGATAGAGTTTTTGTCAGTTCCTGCGGTAGTGATGATAAAGAACAGAGGTTGTTCACGCGCATCACCAGAACCTTTGGTAAGAACATCATAGAGATGACGGTTGGGTTGAGCATGGATTTCATCAAAGACAAGTCCTGATACATTAAGTCCATGCTTTGTCCCAGTCTCCGCAGATAGCACTTGGTAAAAACCTGCATTGTTGTAATTGACAATGCGTTTAGTTGCACCCATGATTTTGGAGCGTTTGTTTAGTGGGTCTGACATTCCAACCATTTGTTTGGCAACATCAAATACAATGGAGGCTTGGTTTCTATCACAGGCTGCACCGTAAACTTCAGCACTGGCTTCACCATCCGCATAAAGAAGATAAAGGGCAATCGCAGCTGCGAGTTCACTCTTACCATTTTTCTTTGGAATCTCTACATAAGCGGAGAGGAACTGTCTGTTTCCATCCTCTTTCACAATTCCAAACAAGTCACGAATAATCTGTTCCTGCCATGGTAAGAGTAAAAAGTGCTTACCTGCCCATTTCCCTTTTGTGTGTTTCAGATTTTGGATAAAGGCTACCGCCCTGTCTGCCTTCTTCTCATCGTAGTGTGAAGTTGGCAACTTAAAAGGACTTGGTTGATAGTGATAAGACATTCTATACCTCCGAGAGTAGTCGTTCCATTTCATCTTGTTCTCCATCACTACTATCAGCCTGTATTCGACTTCTTGCAGAAGGGGTTAGACCAAACTGCTCGGAGAACTTGAGCATGATTTTCATGTTAGTTTGAGCAATGGAAACTTGTGGAACCTGCTGGAGGTAGCCGTTCGGTGTTTTGATAATAGAGCCATGTTTCGTTAGGAACTCTTCTGCCTCTTTCCATCTAGCATAGGCTTGGCAGTATCCTGCAAAAGCCGTCATATCCATATCTGTCAAAAGACCCATGGACTCGAGCACCTTGCTCATGCGTTTCCATTCTTTCTTGGCATCCTCTTCTAACCACGATGGGCATCGAGGAGCTTTCTTAGTTGGTTTAGGTTCTTTATGATTGAGAGGACGCTTACCTGGGTTACCTTCAAGAACTTTTAAACCAGTTGGTTTTGGTTTACGTCCACGTTGTGCCAGGCCGCTCACCTCCTATCTTCCATTTTTCTGACACGCAAAAAGGCCTCTTGCGAGACCCTTTCGGTTTATTGTAATTGTTCAAAAGCCCATTTTACTGCATGCCCCAAATCTTGAAATGTTTCTTCAGTTTCAATGATTCTGTCAAACTTTCTTTCAAAGTTATCAAAGTCTTCTAGGCTATCTATGGTTTCATAGATATGAAGTCCAACCCCTTTGTATCCATTGAAAGCTACAATCACCCAATCTATGTAAGGGATGATACTTGAGGTTGCTCCATAGTTTGAATACATTTTTCAAGTGTTGTGGATGTTGTCACTTTTTGCTCTCCTCTTCTTTTGTTGTGAACATATTACCTCTAAAGGAGATTAATAGCCAGTTATAAGCGCAAGAAATGAGTTGTTTTTTCAATAAATTTAATCATTGATTTTAACTATCTTATCTAAATCATAGACGACACTCAATCCGCTACCATTATCCCAATGAACTAACACTGAGGCTAAGTCATCATGACTATAGACAGTTCCTAGGGTTCCAATTGGTGGTGGAAATCGGTCATCCATTTCAAGAAGTTTTACTCGACAACCTACAGGGTATAAACGTTCTACTCTTTCTTTAGCAACTGAGTTCATAAAGAACCTTCCTTCCTTTTGGTATTCGTATATTACCATTACGTGTGAAAACTATCCAGTTATTAGCTATAATTTTTATAATAATTGTCTTAATTATCACTTCAATAAAACCTACTCCGTTAAATCTGAGTAACGGTATTCTTTCCCATCTCGCACAACTTTGATTGATTGGTCACCAGTTGCCTCATAGTAACGTTTCACAAGCACATCCACAAACTTTTCATCCAATTCGATACCATAACAAATCCGACCTGTTTCTTCACAAGCCATTAGTGTTGACCCACTTCCAAGGAAAGGATCAAGGACTAATGTTCCACGCATAGATGAGTTTTGAATGGGATAAGCCATCAATTGGACTGGTTTCATGGTTGGATGGTCTTTACTTGACTTAGGACGGTCATACTCCCAGATGGTTGTTTGTTTACGGTCACTGAACCACTGGTGTTTCCCTTTGTTCTTCCAACCAAATAAACATGGTTCGTGTTGCCACTGATAGGGGCTACGACCAAGAACAAGTGAGTTCTTTTTCCAGATGCAGCATCCACTCAAGTAAAAGCCTGCATCCTTAAACGCCTTACGGAAGTTATACCCTTCCGTATCAGCATGAAAAACATAGATAGAGGCATCAGACTCCATGTATTGTTCAACATTGATAAACATAGCAAACAAGAACTTATAAAAGTCAGAATCACTCATGTTGTCGTTCTTGATTTTACCTGCTGTCTCTTCCACATTGACGTTATATGGCGGGTCTGTTAAAACCAAATTAGCTTTCTTATCCCCTAGCAACGAGTTGTAAGTCTCTGGTAAGGTAGAGTCACCACAAATCACACGGTGCTTACCTAAGTACCAAATGTCACCTTGCTTAGCAACCGTTGGTTTCTTGAGTTCTTCATCCACATCAAAGTCATCTTCTTTGACTTCCTTGTTATGGACCTTAGAAAAGAGTTGGTCAATTTCCGGAAACTCAAAACCAGTTAGGTCTGTATCAAAGGTGGCTTCTTGTAAGTCCAATATCAAATCAGCAAGCAATTCTTCATTCCAACTACCTGTGATTTTGTTTAGTGCAACATTCAGTGCCTTAACTTTGTTTTCATCTTCAATATGGACTTGAACGCACTGTACTTCTGTAAAGCCCAAGTCTTTCAAGACCGTCAGTCGTTGATGACCACCAATGATAGTCATATCATAGTTGACAATGATAGGTTCGACATAACCAAACTCTTCAATTGACCGTTTAATTTTTTCGTATTCCTTGTCCCCTTTTTTGAGAGCCTTCCTTGGGTTATAACTAGCTGGATTAAGTTGGTCAACTGTTAATGTTAACCATGTCATACTTTCTTTCGTCATCATGTCCTCCGTGGTGTTCTTGCGCAGGTTCTGCTGCAATATTTTCTTGTAGAGCTACCGTAAGCTGTGAAGGTCTTACCGCACAGTTCACAAACATGGCTATCAGCTTTTTCTGGATGTTGCGTCACCCAATTCTTACGACGGCAACTGTCTGAGCAGAATTGTTTCGTTCTCCCTTTACGAGGTTGCTTAATGGGTTTCAAACATTCTTTGCACAATTGTCCATTTCTTTGTCCGTCAGAAATCATAGCCACTACTGCCTGACCATAACCCTTTAGATGAGGGTTAGCACTGCAGTAGCGTTTGACTGCCGTCAGACTGAGGTCAAGCAAGTTTGCGATTTTGCGATAGCCCAGACCCTCGTTTCTCATTTTCCACACTTGTTTTGCTTTAAAATCGTTCATTTTAACCTCTTTTAGTTAGCTTTTATCCCAGTTTTTGGGTAAAAATAAACGACAAGATTTAATGAAAAACCTTGTCGTAGATAATGTTTGGGGTCAGTAAAAATCTATTTTTGTGTACCCCCTTTTGAATTTTGCGACTTTTCACGTTTGAGGGGGCGCCGGTCTTTTAACCAAGCGGTTTGTAGAGATTTTATCCCCCCTAGGGGTCAGTATTTATAAACTTGATACCTGTCTGCCGTCATAGTTTTTCGATCATGACAGGACTTGCATAGAGCTTGCCAGTTGTTCTCATTCCAGAAGAGTGTTTCATCACCTCGGTGTGGTGTCACATGGTCAACGACAACAGCCTTGGTGTAAATGTTCTTCTTCAAGCAGTGCTCACACAGTGGATGCTTGCCAAGAAAACGAGCCCTTGCCTTGTTCCACTTGGAGGTGTAACCTTTCTCACTGGTTGACTTAACATCACGGATGTGTTCCTTAGCGTGTTCGTCGCAGTACTGTTTTCCATGAGGAACGAGATACTTGCAATTGTTATGCTTGCAAGGTTGGTTAGGTCGTCTTGGCATTTACCCACCTACACTTCCCAAGGAAGGTCAGCCTTACCGAAGTGACCATAACAAGTGGTCTTGGTGTAATCCACGTTCAGCAAGTCCAGCTCCTTAATAATTCCTTGAGGTGTTAAGTCATAGCGGACACGAATCATCTCAACAATACTCTCATCTGAGTATTCACTTGTTCCAAAGGTATTCACATAAATAGACACAGGTTCTTTCTTACCAATCGCATAGGCAATTTGAACTTCACAACGTTTGGCAATCTTTTCTCGAACGAGGTCACAAGCAATCTTTCTAGCCATGTATGCACCAGAGCGGTCAACCTTACTTGGGTCTTTCCCTGAGAAAGCACCACCGCCGTGACGACAAATACCACCGTAGGTATCCGCAATAATCTTTCGACCAGTTACTCCTGCATCCGCAAAGCTACCACCCAGAACGAAACGACCAGTAGGATTGACTAGCATCTTAAAGTCGGTATTGAGTTTATAGTCCTTAGCGACTTCAAGCATGACTTGACTAACAATTCCAGTTACCATGGCAAGACTTGCTTTTTCCTTATGTTGAGTGGAAATCAAAAAGGTATCGATTCGCTCCTTATCGTAGTCGTAAGAGACTTGAGCCTTAGCGTCCAAACCGAGTAAAGGATGATTAAGCTCTTTCAACTTCAAAAGAGCCTTGGTCGCAAGGACATAAGGTAATGGCAACAACTCTTTTGTCTCATCAGTCGCATAGCCAAACATCAAGCCTTGGTCACCCGCACCACCACTATCTACTCCTTGTGCGATGTCACTGGACTGTTTTCCAATTAAGTCAATGAGATTGAACTTCAACATTCCCAAAGGCTCAAGGACTGACTTCACAATCGCCATGGTGTCATAGTGATGATTAGTAGTGACTTCACCTGCCACTATGACCTTTTCATCCTTGATTAAGGTTTCAACAGCCACTCGACTTGCTTTATCATGCTTTAGACAGTCAGTCAAAATTGCATCTGAAATCTGATCACAAATCTTATCTGGGTGTCCCATAGATACCTGTTCACTGGTAAAAATCATTTTTTCCTCCACGAAAAAAGGCAACCCCTTCTTTGGGTTACCCTTTGGTTTTATTTGGCTTGTCTGCCTGCCTCATAGGCGGATTCAAGTGCTCGTTTAATGCCCCAGACTGAAACGTCGTAGAAGTCTAAGTTGTCTGACCAACGTCTTTCTAAGGTTTCAACATCGAGTTCTTCTTGGGCAATCTTGGTTAAAATTTCTTCTTTGGTCATGGTGCTGATCTTCTTTTCCTTTTGTGACTGTATATTACCGTACAGTTTAAAAGGTAGCCAGTCATAACTGGAGAATTCTTTACATTTTTCGACATCATAAGTATAGCACTTTAATTTGTTAGTGTCAGTACAGACTTAGTCCAACTTGAGTACAATGTTAGTCCACTTCTACCATTCAGTTGACTTTTGAGCGAACTGATACACTAGACGAAGCTCCTCAAGTGCCTTTTTTCTCCAATTGGATACTGTCGACCGTGAGATAGTATAATTGTTTGCCAATTCATCCCAGCCTAGTCCAGAAATAACCATATCATGCGTAAATTGTTTCAGATTGTCATTCATCATTTCTAAGGCGATATCAAAGAAATCAAGGTCATTTTTCAAGATTAAGTATCGAGTTTGTATAGAGTCAAGATACTCCTTATTTTCAGCAGCAGTCCTTTCACGAAATGTCAAAGCAAGATTTTCTGTCCGAGTATTTGTCTTGGTCTGAGTGACACGCTCATTTTCATTACGTTCAAACGTCATTGATTGGATGACTTCATCAACCGTAATTGGTTTATAATTTTCCAGTTGGAATTCTAACACCTTCAATTCCTGTTTTGCATAAGAGTAATTCTCAAAGTAGTATTCCACTTTATCAGTCATAGATTCCCTCCTACCTGTGCTTTAACTGCTTCAATAAGTCGTTCCTGCACATCATCCTTATCAGCTAGTGCTTTTAAAATATCCTCGTCAATAGTACCCTCAGTCACAATGTGTTGAATCACAACCGTTTTGGAACTTTGTCCTTGTCGCCACAAGCGAGCATTGGTTTGTTGGTAGAGTTCCAGTGACCATGGTAAGCTAAACCAGACTAAGTGATGTCCACCCTTTTGGAGGTTGAGTCCATGACCACTACTAGCTGGATGAATAAGCCCAATCGTAATCTTGCCGTCATTCCAGTCTCGAATATCTGACTCCTCTTTGAGTGTTTTGAAGTTGACCTTTAATTTTTCCAGTCGCTCGACAATGCGGTCATAGTCATGTTTAAACCAGTAAGCCAATAAGAGTGGTTCACCATTGGCAGCTTCAACAATATCCTCAAGAGCATCTAACTTTTGATTATGGATAGTCACAGCCTCCTTGTTATCAGAGTAAACTGCACCATTTGCCATCTGACAGAGTTTTTGAGAAAGACTTGCAGCACTCGAAGCTGTAATGTCATCATCCTCCAAGTAAGGGAGTACCATGTCACGACTCATGGATTTATATACCTTGGTTTCTTTGTCTGTCATTTTAACAAGGTAGCGCGTAGTGATTAACTCTGGCATGTCCAAATAGTCTAAGGCTTTCATGGAAATGGTGATGTCAGAGATTTTGTCATAAATCTGTGCTTCCGCAAAATCCATTGGGATATACTCATAGACCACATAACCTTGACTATATCCCTCACGGAAGTAGCGATTGCGGTACTCTGTAATGAAAAAGCCCAAACGCTCTCCACCATCAATGACCTTGAACTCTGCGAATAAGTCCATCAAGCCATTGGAACTGGGTGTTCCTGTTAACCCTACAACACGTTTCATAAATGGACGCATGGTCATGAATGCCTTGAATCGCTTGCTTTTCCAAGACTTGAACGAACTCAATTCATCAATCACTACCATGTCCCATTTGAAGTATGGGTGGCATTGTTCTACCAACCACGGAAGGTTTTCTTGATTGACAATATAGATGTCCGCATCAGCTTGAAGTGCCTCAAGCCGTTGTTTAGGTTTACCGATAATTTTTGAGTAGCGTAAGTGTTTCAACTCAGCCCATTGCTCAATCTCATCACTCCAGACTGTGCTTGCAACTCGAAGTGGGGCAATAACCAAGACCTTTGTCACCTCAAAACGGTCGTAGATTAGCTCATCTATCGCTGATAGGGTGGTTGCTGTTTTCCCCATCCCCATATCAAGAATGACTGCTGCATTTGGGTGGTCAAGGATGAAGTCCTTGGTGACTTCTTGATATTCATGTAGACTCAATTGCATCCAAAATTCCTCCAATCTGTTCTAACCCATCGAGGACATAGACGGTGAAGCCTAACCTCTTGAGTTGCTTATGTCTTGATACTTGTAAGGCTCGTGGCTTACCCTTTGATCTCTTCACTTCCACCATGCCAAATTTCCCATCAGGAAGAAAGACGAGCCTATCTGGCACACCAGCAAAACTTGGTGACACCCACTTAGGACAAATCCCACCACGTTTTTTGACTTGGTTCACCAAGTCCTGTTCTATTGTTTTTTCTAGCATTCTTTTACCTCTTCAAAAATAGTGTGTAGGTTTAAGGCACTCATTTCCTAAACTTTCCCTATAGGCTTTTTTATATAGAATTTTTTACTATAGAGACTTTTAGAAAAGACCATAATAGACCTACACTAAATCTAAAAATGCTGGTCATGTTGCTTAATACAAACATCTTTTTAGTCATGAATACATAAAACTTTGATAATAGACTCCAATGACCAGCACTAACCTTTTTTCACTCTCCCTTTGATGTGTAAGTCGAGTTCTTTTGATGTCAGTCAATTTTTGACTCAATCTAAGAAGTCATTGTCATCATCAGTCAGTTTCAGACCAAGAATCAGATTTCCTTTACTGGTTCGCTTGCGAGTGTATCCTGCTTGCGTAAGGGCTGCGTAGAAATCTGTCGTGCTACGGGTGTACTCCATATTTTTAAGACAATAAGCCCGATATTGTGAATAGAGTTCCCCAGACTTCTCTGTGTAACTATCGTCAATTTCACAGCACTCATTTAAAAAATGACCCAACCAATCGTTAGCTTCACGATAGGCTTTGACAGACTTCGATACTGCCGATGGAACTGTCGTTTTAAAATTAACTTGAATGGCTTTATCCGCACCTTCAATAATCCACGACAAAATAGCTGGAGCTGCATTATCGTACAAGTAATCCGCAAAGTTTTTGATGTCTGACCTTGCAGTGATTTTGGCATTAAAAGGTACAACAACCAACCGACGCCATGTGCCATCATCATTTGCCCCAACTTTTGGGAGATGATTGGTGTATAGCACTAATGTGTGAGAAGGAACAAAATGGAACGGGTCCTTATACTTCTTTTCCGCTTGAATTTCATCAGTTGATGTAATTTGTTTAACAACGGCAGTATTAAGTCGCATACCTTCAGCCATCTCAGAAGCAATAACTAGTCGCTTCCCTTTTAGCTCCGCAAGCTCAGGGCTTACGTTTCGTCGATTGGACATGGTAAGCGCATCCGCAGATAACTTTCCTGAGTAGCTTCCAAGTACACGAGCGATAGTATTCCAGAAGGTAGACTTGCCATTCGCACCACCACCGTAAGCAATAATCATATGTTCTTGATAAACTTTACCAATGGCTACCATCCCAATAATCTGTTGGACATAATCAATTAACTCTTGATCCCCACAGAAGAAAGTTTCCAGTGTTTCCTGCCATAAGCCTTGACCTTTATCACTAGGAGATATTGAAGTCATTTTGGTGATATAGTCTTGAGGATTATGAGATTGTTGACCATTTAGTCCTTTTCGCAAATCAAAGGTGGATTCAGGAGTATTCAACAACATGTCATCACTATCTAATTCAGATAATTCAACAGTAAGCATTGGCTTGGCGGTATTGTAGACCGCCATTAAATTTTTATAATCACGGTGTTTCATGACAAATTTGTGAAACTCTTTAGCAGCAAGATAGGCTTTGAAATACTTCAATTGAAGAGATGTCTGAATAGACTTTTCAAGACGTTTGCCTCCAGCCTTCACAAGCAATTCATCGATACCAGTTGACACAAGACTCTTTTCTGTTGTCACCAAGGTCTTTTCCGCCTCAGCTAGTTGTTCATCAGTAAAACTGACCACAGCTCCTAGAGCCAACTGCTTATTCTCACGCCAATGCGTTCCATCGTAATAGAGATAATCTGTCGCATTGGTATAAGCTAATTTGTCACAATACTCACGAGCCAATACTCCTGCTTCACCGACATCGGAGTAGTCATCTGGTCTCAGTGTTTCTCGATTAAACTGTTCTGGCGAAACATAACCTTCAGAACTTTTAATGGTTTTATTGTAAAAACGTACTGCACTTCCCCAGATGGTATCTAACTCCGCTTTATCCAACGGTGGTTCACACTTTTCAGCTTGTTCATCAAATCCTGCTCTAGCTTCTTGAGTAACACCGAGTCGTTTAAGAATTTTAGCTGCAAACACGGACATGGTGTTATTGCGACTACCTTGGGTAATCGGCCCAGTCGGTGGTTTGTAGAAGTCTGTATCAAAGTCCTCTTCTTCATCAACAGAACCATTAGATAAGATGTCATCAATGGTTAGCCATGAATCATGCCAAACAACTTCTGCTTGCGGATTCCCAAAGAAGAACCGTGCTGCGTCCTTGGCATTATCATCAAAGAAACCATATCGGTTGACCAGTTCCTCCTTGAGTGCCACATAGACTTGAGAATCAGTGATTGATTCAATAGGAAAATAGATGTGAAATTTTGGACGTGGTGCCTTTGTTCCTTTAATAAGCATATGATTACGACTAGTTGCCAAGGCAAACTGGTAATCATCAAAAAGTTCTTCCAGCATCTCTGCCGTAACCCACTCATCTGGATTTTCTGTGTGGTCATTATCAATATCCATGACCACAACATCCGATTGAAGAAAGTTTGTGGTGGAGCGCGTGTTGTTTTGATAGCTCGCAGCTACATGGTCAAACTGGACTGCTTGGATTAAAGTCTGTTTATCAGTCACAATGACTTGATTTGGGTAGGCAGTGGTTGTCTGATTTCCAGCCTGTCCAGAGGTAAATAATGTTAATTGCATTTGATTCCTCCATTTTTAGTAATGAGTTGAGAGTTTTCCCCTCCTACCTTACTAAGTAGAGTTGGTGACAGATTTTCCGCTCAAATCGAAAATTTTTTCAAAAAAAATAATCTTCCTTTATATACCTAGGAAGATTGTTTTTTGATTTAGGCGATAAGTTGTTCTGAATAAAATTTTTTTGTCCAAAAGGCGGAAAAATTATCCTCACGGTTACTTAGTAAGGTGTAAGGGATAAAAAACCGTTGAAATAAAAAATGATAAAAAACTTTCTTGAAAAGCGGAAAAACCTCCCTCATTCTTACTTAGTAAGATAGAGAGAGGTTCTCTTAGAAAAATAGAGGAGGTCACAGAAATGACTGACAAACCAACAACTGTCACCCATGACGAAGAATTGGCTGATACCTTAATCGCCATCAGCGTCATCTCAAAGCGACTCGCTACTAAAATCAAGGAGGAGGACAACCATGAGTCACATGAAGAAAATCGCTAGTCTGCTTGCAGAGCTAGAACAAAACAACCGCAACATTCTTGAAATCACAGAACGTAATCAAACCATCCGTTTTGAAATTCAAAACCTACTTAGTCCGAAAGAAACTAAGGTAGAAGATAAACAACCTGCTCCTACTTTTACTAAGGAAGATGTTCGTAAGGTCTTAGCCAGCAAGGCAAGCGATGGCTTTAAAAATGAGGTCAAAGCCCTTCTGGTCGGTCAGACGGGACACAATACCGATGACAAATTTCTTTTCGTCGACCGGCAGCCCTTCTGAAAGCCTACGGTGCTGAATCGCTGTCTACCTTAGATGAAAAACACTACGGTGCTGTTATGGAAGAGGCTGGAGGTATTGGTCATGACTAGCCACGCTCTACTCTCTGCATCTTCTGCAAGTCGGTGGATATCCTGTCCACCCAGTGTGCGACTAACGGAAGATATCCCTGACCAGACAAGTAGCTTTGCTCAAGAAGGAACAGATGCCCACGAGCTATGTGCCTATCTTGTGGAGAAGGCACTCGGTAGAAATGCGCGTGACCCAACTGCGAGGCTGGAATACTACTCTGAGGAAATGCAGGAATGTGCAGAGGAATATCGGAACTATGTTTTAGGTCAGATTGAAATCGCCAAGTCACGGTCACCAGACCCATTGGTTCTAATTGAGCAACGGCTCAACTTTGCCAGATGGGTGCCCGACGGTTTTGGCACAGGAGACTGTGTGATTGTCGCAGATGGACTTTTACAGGTGATTGACTACAAGCACGGTTTAGGTGTTCTTGTCTCAGCTGAACATAACGCACAGATGATTTGCTACGCTTTGGGTGCTTTAGATATGTTTGAAGAACTCTATGACGTTGAGACCATCACCATGACAATCTTCCAACCAAGACGTGGCAACATTTCTACTTTTGAAATGACTAAAGATGAGCTCCTAGATTGGGCTGAGAAGGAACTAGCTCCAAAAGCACAACTCGCCTATGAAGGGCAGGGAGAAATGCAGTCTGGAAAGCACTGTCAGTTCTGTAAACTCAAGGCTGTCTGTCGTAAGCGAGCAGAGGACAATCTAGCTCTCGCTAGAATGGAATTCACAGACCCTAGCACTCTAGATGCTCAAGACATCGCAGAGATTCTGCCTAAGATTGACCAGCTCACTAACTGGGCCAATGACGTAAAATCCTATGCCTTTCAAGAGGCAACATCTGGACGAACTATACCGGGATATAAACTGATCGAGGGCCGTTCCACTCGTAAGTTCACCGATGAAAGCAAAGTCGCTCAAGCTGTCCTTGATATCGGACTTGACCCTTACGAGAAGAAACTTTTAACTATCACTGCCATGACTAAACTACTTGGTAAGAAACAATTCAATGACCTGCTTGGTGGTCTTATTTTCAAACCAAGCGGTAAACCACAACTCGTTCCACTTGACGACAGTCGTCAAGAAATGAAACTAGCTAAAAATGATTTTAAAGAGGAATAAACTTATGACAACAAATGCACTAAGTACAAAAGTAATCACTGGTCCAAACACACGCTTCAGCTACTTGAATGCTAACGAACCGAAATCAATCAATGGTGGTACGCCTAAGTATAGTGTGTCACTTATCATTCCAAAAGATGATACGGCTACTATTGATAAAATCCACGCAGCTATTGAACTTGCCTATAAAGAGGGTGAATCTAAACTCAAAGGCAATGGGAAGACTGTTCCAGCTCTCTCTGTGATTAAGACACCACTCCGTGATGGTGACTTGGAGCGTCCAGATGATGCAGCATATCAAAATTCCTACTTCGTGAATGCCAACTCCCCACATAAACCGGGTGTAGTCGATGCCAATCGCCAAGAAATTATTGATACCGCAGAACTCTACTCTGGTATCTATGGTCGCGCATCCATCTCCTTCTACGCCTTCAACTCCAATGGTAATAAGGGGATTGCTTGCGGGTTGAACAACCTTCAAAAGTTGCGTGACGGTGAGCCACTCGGTGGACGTACTCGTGCTGAGGACGACTTTGCGACCGAAGACGATGATGATTTTTTGAACTAATTTAGCTTAGTGGGTGGGACTCACTTCCCACCTACTATTTCATTTTAAAAGAGGTAAACAATGACAACAATAAATAACTTGATATATTTGATCTCCGAAGCAACAGTTGCGACTATCTTATTTTCTATCTGGGCTTACGCTTGGATTACCTTCGTTAAATGGTTTGTGGATATTTCTAAAATGGCACTACATCACTTATTTCCGAATGTGAAATGGTTTAAATAATAAAGAGGAGAAAAAGAATGACCGAATACGAACACTTTATGTTGCAGATGTGCTTTAGCATGTTACTCGGCTACACCTGCGGGATGTTGCTCACCATTATCACGGATACAATTGGCAACATTAAAGAAAGACGAAAATCACGAAAAAATAAATCTCATAAATAATAACTTGGGTGGTGGTTTATACCATCGCCCTTATTTGGGAGGAATATACCTATGAAAGAACTATCCATTGATATTGAAACCTACTCAGAAGTTGATTTACGAAAGTCAGGTGTCTATCGCTACGCAGAAGATGATTCTTTTGAAATCTTACTTGTTGCGATTTCTGCCGACAATGGCTCCGTAACAGTTTATGATTTAACTAAGGAAGACTTACCTAAAGATATCATTGATGCCATTGTATCTGATAGTATTATCAAGTGGGCTTACAATGCCAACTTTGAACGTGTCTGTTTCTCTAATTGGCTCAATAAACACCACCCAGAGTTAATGAATTTGAATTTCCTCTCTCCTACTTCATGGCGGTGTAGCATGGTTTGGTCGGCCTATATGGGATTGCCATTGTCTCTTGAAGGAGTTGGTAGTGTTCTTGGACTAGACAAACAGAAACTGACTTCAGGTAAAGACCTGATTCGCTACTTCTGCTTGCCCTGTCCACCAACTAAGGTCAACAGTGGTCGCACTCGTAATTTTCCTCATCACGCACCTGATAAATGGAGTGATTTTATCCTATATAATAAACGTGATGTAGAGGTTGAGTTAGCTATTAAGGATAAACTAAAGAAATTCCCTGTTCCTGACTCCGTCTGGGGAGAATACCATCAAGACCAAGTCATCAATGACAGGGGTATCAAGATTGACAGAACCTTCGTTGAAGCTGCTCTTGAGATTGATAGAGTCAGTAAAGACAACATCCAAACTGAACTCAAACAACTGACTGTCCTAGACAATCCAAACTCAGTTCAACAGATGATTGGTTGGCTTCGTGAACATGGTGTTACAACTGACTCGCTTGATAAAAAGACAGTTAATGAACTCCTAAAAACAGTTGATGAAACGACTTCTAGAGTACTCAGACTCCGTCAGAAGGCAGCTAAATCAAGTGTCTCTAAATACCAAGCCATGATGAACTGTATCTGTAAGGACGGACGAGCCAGAGGCATGTTTCAGTTTTATGGAGCGAACCGAACAGGACGCTGGGCTGGTCGATTGGTTCAGCTTCAGAACCTACCCCAGAACCATTTGAGTGACTTAGAGGAAGCGAGAACTCTCTTTAAGACTGGTGACTTAGAGACTGTCGAATTACTCTATGATACCCAAGATACTCTTTCTCAGTTAATCCGCACAGCCTTCATTCCTGATGACGATATGAAATTCATTGTCTGTGACTTTTCTGCTATTGAAGCGCGTGTACTCTCCCACCTTGCAGGTGAGACTTGGCGCAGTAAAGTGTTTGAGCGTGGTGAGGATATCTACTGTGCCAGTGCCAGCAAAATGTTCCATGTACCTGTTGAGAAACACGGTGTCAATAGTCACTTACGTCAAAAAGGTAAAATCGCAGAGTTGGCTCTTGGCTATGGTGGTTCAGTAGGTGCTTTGAAAGCTATGGGTGCTCTTGATATGGGATTGGATGAGGATGAACTCCAACCCCTCGTTGATGCATGGAGACAGTCTAACCCCAATATAGTTCTATTCTGGTGGGATGTGGACAAAGCAGTAAAAACAGCCGTTAAACAAAAAAACAAGACTTCCACCCATGGAATTACCTTTGAGGTAAAGAGCGGCTTGTTATTCATTACCTTACCGTCTTGTCGTCAATTATCCTATGTCAAACCTAAAATGCGGGAGAATCAATTTGGTGGTGAATCAGTTACATACGAGGGAATTACAACAGGTAAGAAATGGGATCGCATTGAAAGCTATGGTCCAAAATTTGTAGAGAATATTGTCCAGGCCATAAGTCGTGATTTATTAGCCTATGCTATGCAATTGTTAGGCAATGAAAAGATTGTCGGTCACGTTCATGATGAAGTCATCCTTGAAGCTAAATCAAGCCAGATGGTTGGTGAAATTTCTGCTTTAATGGCAAACACTCCAGCTTGGATGAACGATATTAACCTTAGGGCTGATGGATATGAATGTCAGTTTTACCAAAAAGACTAAAAAAGACCGCTACTTCATTTTTGAAATAGCGGTCTTAAAAAATTATGAATTTAACTTTTTGTAGGTTTCTTTAGCTAATGCATGGGCTGTATTGATGACTTCGTATCCACGACTCTTGCCTAGACCCAGTTTTTCAATGATTTCTTTCTTACTGATATAAATATTAGCATAAATCAATCGAAGAACTTTGCCACACTGGGCATCCATTCTCTCAACCTCAGAAATTAGTTCATCTAACGATGCCATCAAGAACAATTTCTCAACATCTGATTCTGAGATAGCAGGATCAAATCCAGTCACTTCATCATTTTCGTCATACATATCTTCATAGAATTGGTCTAGCGAAAGAGCTGTATTCTTCATTTTTTTGTAACGACTGAGGTAGTCATTTACTTCAATATTGAATACTTTCATCATATTCTCAAATTCCTCTGCTGGAACTACTGTAAATGCAACGATGACTGGATGTCCACCAAACTTCCAAGTTTTAAAGTTATTGGTATTCATCTGATTGCTCTTCACCATTTGTTTATTTTTAACTACAATAGGTGCAGTTAAGTATCCCTCTGGACAAGGAATGTCGTTATAGGTTTTCTCAGATGAGAAGTCACGATTAGTAGCATTTTGACTTTTGTTGTCTGTGATTGTCATTGTTTGACTGACTTTCTGTTAATACCGAAAGCAGTTCTGACAAATCAAAATGCACAAGATATATTATTGACCGCATAGTACTTTCCTCTATGTATCGGTCAGTTGACCTCACAGACTGAACTGTGATTCCTATAATCCTCCCTTGAGGTCAATAGCTATGATCAGTAGCAAGAATTCATATAGGATATTTCTATTAGTAACTTGATGTTACTTTTAATAATAGTATAGTCCCTCGCAAATGTTTTTAACAGGTCATGAAATGAGCAGTTAAAAATGCCTTTACAACAATCATTCAAACCACTATCACTTCTTCGGTTCCCTAAAAATATTGGATTAAACACAAAAAAACCGTTCATCTCATGAACGGTAAATATAAAAATATTTTATTTTCCTCCAATTGGAACTGGGATTCCCATCTCTTTCAGTTTTTCATTACATTCATCGACTGTTAGATGGTAGCAATTTCGTAATAGCATTTTGTAAACACCATGAAAAACAATGGTATCATCAAACTTACAGTTACTTTTATCAATAAGGTCGAAACTAAATGTTGGATATAATTTTAAACCAATACAAATGCCCATAAGTCTACCTAATTGCTTTTGGTATTCCTTATCTGTTTCCATACGCTGAATAGTTGAAACGCTAACAGTTGAGTGTTCTTCCAACTCCTCTCGTGTGAAATCTCTGCGTTTGCGATGATATACCATTGTCCCACAAAAATTCCCCGGTAGCTGTTCCATTACCTCAGCAACCTTTGTATATACTTCCGCAGTATACTCTGGCACATTTCCAAGTATTTCCTGACTTATGAGACATTCTGAAAAATCAACTTTAATCTTAAGTTCAGGGTTACTCCCTCGATACATAACATAATCGTTGAAGTCTTTATATGATAAGGTTCCATCAGTCTGATATCGCACATCGAATGTTAAACAGCATTCATCCATATGTTCGTATGCATAATCAGTCATCTGGTAAATACCTAAATCAACCATCTCTACATACTTTTCATCATTCAAACAAAAATGGGAGTCAACATATACAAAACGCTCAGAGTTCATCAATTCCTTAAATTTAGAATTGGTCGCATTAAGCATACAGGCATTATTGAACGAAATAGTAAACGTTTGACCTTTATTCAATGCCCCAACTTCAAAAGCATAACTTTTGATGTATTCATTGCCTACGTAATTATAAACACCTTCAAATTCACTATAGCCTAATTGTAATAAACGGATTTTCACAGCCAACCGAGAAACATGGAAGAAATCAGCCAAATCATCAACAACTTGCTCAAACATCAGAGTTTTCTTCTCTTGTTCAAACTCTAGTGAGTATTTGACAAAGAACTCTTGAACCATCTGCTTAGTTGTTTTCTTTGGCATTAAAATTCTAGCAGCAATGCCATTTGCTTGCCACTCCATCCAATCGTAATCACTCCAAGTAGATGAAGATAGTGATGACCTATCGCTTTTACTACTACTCAATCGGTGATTAGTATCAAAGAGCATCTTATATTCGTTATGATAGCGATGAAGTAGCCAGTGAACTGATTCATGGACAACCGTGTTATTATAGCTCCCTTGGTTTCGTAAACAAATTACATTGGGGTCTACAAGAATAGTTTTTTTACTAATCAACTTAGTTTCTGGCTTATCCGAGTCATAAAATACAACTTCAGTATCTTTAAAGACCATCTCGCCGAAAACGGAACTATCCTTTGTCAATTTCCCTTCAACTTTGGTCAATCCAATATTTTCGAGGTACTCATCAATTGGTAATGCCATTGGAACTTGGAGTGCATCAGGAAAATATTGTCTTAGTATCTCCTCAGCAATGTCATCCATTTCCTTTGCCTTAACATAAGGAACGAATTCAGGACTAAGACCTAAATCAGACGCATCGTAATCAGAAGAATCAAATGGGATAACACTCATTACTTTAAAATCATGAATGCCTTGTTCTAATTTATAAATAACTTTGATTCTCAACCAAATATTACTACTATCGGAATCATAACCATATTGAGTATAGCCTTTTATTTCGAGATTAGCGATAACCTGAAGTTCTGAAACAATAAATTCCTCTTCAGTTTTTCTAGACAAAACTTTTTTGATCGAAAAGTCATCTAGTTTTTTATAATTTGGATCCGTTATGGTGTGAGATTTAACTGATAAGTTTGATTTATTAGTATATATAAAGTTATCAACTGCTTTAAATATAATATTATAAAAATTAGATTCAAGTAACTTTTCAAATGACCGGTGTAGCAT